GGCTGCAATGCGGGCGCGGTCGTATTCCACGGCGCGCAGCGGGTCGCCGGCGACGCGAGCCCGCGCGGTGTCGGCGGCGGTGTCGATACGGGTGCAGAGCGTGACTGTTAACGCCTCCCGGTTGCTGGCAGCCAGTTCGGAATCGAAAACCCAGGCGCTGCCATTCCAGCGGTGATCGGCTGAAGGCCGAGGTTCGGCAGTCAGTTCTGCCGGCAGCGAGCCCAGCTCTCGGTGCTGAGTTGGCTCACCGGTTGCGGTGCTGTAAACGGTGCCTCGATTGTCCGCCAGTTGCTTCGGCTGACCGTCTACCAATGTCCATACTTGGCCGGCTACAGGCTCAGCCAGCGGCTTAGGCAGCTCGACCGCGTTGCTCGGTAGTTGATTGCCGAGGCCGGGGATAATAGGGAGTTCCACAGGACCGCTCAGGACGCCCGTTTGGTCGGTGATGTATATAGTCATGGGCACCTCAGATCAGTTTGATTCGGCCGGGATACGCGATGCTGCGGGGACGTGTTTCGGGGTGTACGGCAGATGGGGTAGTATCAATAAAATCGGCAAAGCCAGGGCGCCCGGCATCGCTAGAAGTGGTTCCCGACTGGTAATAACCATAGCCATGGCCGGTGCTATTCAAGGGCTGGTGATAGTGGTTGCCAAGCGTGTCTTTCTTCCAGCTACCAGCTACCCGGCCGATATCAACGCCTCGCCCATCGTCGAGAACCCGCAAAAACTCACCACGCCCCTCTGGCCCCCTGAACGTAGTCTGACCATCTCCGTAGGTCCAGCACCCCTCCATGCCCGCCCGCGCAGATTCGATGGTGGTTATGCGGGACTGCTGGGCGTGGTCCCACAACCAAGGCCATTCGGCTCTATTGAAGAGCGAGGCCGCAAAGACGCCCCAGCCACCCGGCGAAACCATGGTGGTGGTTTCAAATACCGGCCGACCCAGCGCCGTACCGTCCAAGCGACCAATAAGCCACCAATTACCAGCGCCATCGCTGCGCAAGTGCCAGTAGTCGCCTGCGCCGAGCAGGTAGAAGAACGGGTAGCCCTCTTTGCGCAAATGGGTGTGGAACTTGATCTGATCATCACCAGCCGCGCGGACAGTCAGGCGGTTGCCGCTGTTGTCGACGCGGCGGACGATGACGTCACGTACGCCCAGGGCTGCGTTGCTCGGGGGAAGCGTGGCTGTAATCGCCGCGGCGCTGGCATCGGCATGTACCAGGCCCAGCTGGGAGGTGCTCAACGCAGTGTTGGTGGCAATGCTGGTTACCGCTCCGCGAAATTCGTACTGGGGATGCGGATTGGCTGCCGCAGCATGCGCCGCAATCAGCCCATCACAATAGGCCCGCGTCGCTAGCACCACGCTGGGGTCGATTTTCAATTGAATGTTTGCCGTGCCGCTGGTGACGACGTGCATCCGCACCACCTGGTTGCGGCCGCTGCCTTGGGCCAGCAAAGGCTTGTAGCTCGGCGGGCATTTGGCGACCGCTGAGAACACGCCGTCTTCATCTTCCAGGGCCAGTTCGCGGATCCACCATCCGCCGACGTTCGGCGGCAGGACCAGTTCGGCGATCAGCACGTTGGCGTCGACCGGCGAGACGTACAGCTGATTGAGCTGCGCGCGGTAAACCTGATTCACCAGGGCGGTTTGCCCCGGGGCCGGTACTGGGTCGGTGCCGTTGGCGTCGCCGATGAGCATGTGGGTCAGTTTCCACGGCTGCCCAAGGGCGTTCGCGTTGGCATTCTTGGCGGCGCCGAGGTCGGTGAGGAAGCCGCCGAACTGGGTGTTTACGTCAACCATGTGGGTACACGTCCATTTCGTCGAGGATGTAGTCGCTCACGCCGATGTATCGCTGCACCAGGACATCGATATCGGCGTTTTCCCAGGGGTACACGTCGAGCTCGTCGCCATCGGTGACGGCAACGCCGACGTAGCGTGTGAGGTGGGTTTCGAGGCTGATGTCGAGCCCGATCAGGTGGCGGCTGACGGGCTTGGCGTCGTCGATCAGCAGGCTGAGCGATTCGTAGGTTTCTTCGCTGATGCCGGTTTCGAGCACGCCGATTTCCAGCGAGAAGGTGCCGGGCTCGCCCTCGGGCACCTGCTGCCACCATTCGGTGATGCGGATCAGGTAGCCCAGGGGCTCGACCACGCGGCGCAGCGCGCCGATGGTGCCCTTGCGTGAATGCACGTAGTACGAGGCCTTGATGACTTCGCGCTTGATGGCTTCGGACCAGGTGGCGTCCCAGCGGTCCACGGAGAAGGCCCAGGCGAGGTAAGGCAGCAGCTCGACCGGGCAACGGTCGGGGTTGACCAGGTCGCGGATGGGTACCGGCACGCGCTCGATCTGTGCGAGGGCTTCGGCGGCCAGTCGCTCGAGCTGGCTGGCGTTGGGCGGCAGCAGGTGCAGGGCCGTCATGCCTGGGCCCCGATTGTGACGCTGTAGCTGGTGCAGTACGGGGCCTGGTATGCCGTGGCGACGATGTCGACCCAATCGAGCAGTTCAACGCGGCGCACGCCCTCGATGTGCAGGGCGGCGTCCAGGGCGGAGCGGTTTACTTCAATCCCCAGCCGCCGGCGCTGGTTGACCAGCGTGGCGAGGCGCTTCTCGGCGGCGGCGCGGATCGGTTCGGCCTCGGGGCCTACGGTGTTGAGGTAGAGCACGGCGTCTACGCGGTACTCCAGCACCTCGGCGGATTGCACGATGAGGCGATCGGCCACCGGGCGGCGGTCTTCGTCGCTGAGGTATGCGGCGACGATATCGAGCAGCGGCTGTTCGGCCGCACCATTGCCCAGCAGGGACTGGACGGTTACGACCACCACGGCCGGCGATGGGCTTTCTGCCGTGGCATCGGCCACGCGGCCATCGGCGCTGCGCGCATGGAGGATGTAGCTGTTGCGCGGGCCGGCGGTGCTCAGCCCTTCCCATGCCATCTGCGCGCGCTCGCGCAGGCTTTCTTCGGATTCCATCACCGCAGGGGTCGGCGGCACGGTGCTGTTGTCCGCCGGGGTGACCACCAGCCTCTCGACGTTGTAATTGGCGGCGAGCTGCACCAGGTCGTTGCCCTTGGCCTTGGCCAGCATGGTGCCGAGTGCGGCCTCGTTGACGCGCTGTCGCAGCAGGGCTTCGCGGTAGGCGTTCTCCTGGATCAATTTGGTCAGCGGTTCGGATTCGAGCGCGAGCGTGGCGGCGACCTCGGCCTGCTGCTCGGCGGGCCAGAGGCTGATGGCGTGGGCCTTGCGCGCGGCGAGGATCTGCTCGTAGTCGATCTGCTCGACCACGTCGGGGTCGGGCAGCTGGGCCAGGTCAATGGGCGTGAAGGTGTTCATGCGCTGGCCCCCAGGGCGAGCGGTACGCGCAGGCTCAGCGGCTCGTTGCTGTCGGTGCGGGTGCCTTCGACGTCGAGCACAGCCTGCCCTGGGCGGTCGCCCAGGAACAGTTGCACGCGGCTCAGGCGGATGCGCGGCTCCCAGCGCATCAGCGCCATGGCGGTGGCGGCGTAGGCCTGCAGGCGGGTGGCGTCGTTGAAGGGTGCGTCGATCAGGTCCGGCAGCTGGCTGCCGTATTCGCGGCGCATCACGCGCGAGCCGATGGGCGTGGTGAGGATGTCGGCGATGGACTGGGCCAGATGGGCCGATTCGCTGAGCGTGCGGCCGGTGGTGGCGGACATGCCGATCATGGCGTCGGCTCCAACGAAACGCCGTTGCCGGGCGTGATGCCTTTGGTGCGGTGGTTGACCAGGCTGATGTCGCCAGCGATCACGTCTTCGCTGACGGTCACCAGGCCGGTGATGTCCACGTCGCCCAGGATGCTGACGCCGCCGGGGGCGACGAGCTTGGCCTTGCCGCCACCGGGCAGCGTGGCGCTGAGCGTGTGGCTGGCATGGTCGTAATCGATCACAGCCCCGTCCGGGTATTTCCGTCGGCGCAGAGTGGCGCCGTTCGACGGGGCCGGACGTTGCTGTGAATACAGGCCGATCAGGGCGATGCCCTGGGCGGGATCGCCGCTGGGGCTGAGCAGGATGCATTGTTCGCCGACCGTGGGCGGGTCCCAGTCACTGCTGGCACCGGCGCGCAGGGCCAGCCAGGGCAGATTGGGGATGCGAAGCCCGCCGCTGCTGACGGTGCAGCGCGCAGCCTGATGGTCCACCGCGGCGATGGTGCCGAGGCGGATCAGGTTGTCGAGGCGGCGCAGGAGGTCGGTGATGTTCATGCCGCCATGCTGGCGGTCGCGCGCGCGGGGCGCATTCGCTGGGCTGTGTAGCGGGTGCCGTTACAGGGTCAGCGCACCAGGTGCTGCAGCAGCTGGTCGCGAATCATCTCCAGATCATCGTCGCTTAACCCCAGCAGCTCGCGGCGCTGGTACTGGATATCGGGGGAGTTGCGGTCGGGTTTGTCGCGCAAGCCGTACTGGTGCACGCGGGCGATGCGCGACAGGCGCCCCGCGAAACCGATGGCGATGCTGCTGGCGTCGCTCTGCAGGCGCAGGTAACGGGCGGTGCGCAGTTTGGCGAACATCTTGCGCTGTTTGATGCGGCCGGCCTTGGCGCGCAGTGGCTGGCGGGGCTTGCGTGGGGCGTAGGGGGTGCCGTCGGGGTTGCGTTGCGCGCCGATGCGCTGCTGCTGGCGGCGACGCAGCTCGCGGGCGATGGTCTGGGTGACCTGGCGGCGTTCCTTGGGCTGCAGCTGGTTGAGGAGCGCGCCGGCCCAGTCCTCCAGCGCGCGGAGGTCGTCAGCCATTGCCGCCCCATTCGGCGATGAGTTCGCCCTCGCTGGTTTCGACGCGCATGGCCGGTACCAGGAAGGTTTCGTCATCGACCACCGGCTCGGCCGGGTGGCTGACTTGCAGGGTGCCGTCATCCAGGCGCTTGACGATGACGCGCTCGGTCAACGGCAGGGTGATGGAGAGGTCGACCTTGCTGTTGTCGAGGATGTCGGCCTCGAACTTGATGGCGTCCCTGCCCTTCTCGAGGTTCTCCATCAGCTCGCGCTGGTTGACCAGCACCCAGGCGAACAGCGGAATGGCGACGGCATCCGGGTGGCCGGCGAAGTCGGTGAGGATCAGGTTGAGGGTGTAGCTGTACTCGAACGACAGGCCCGGCGCGGCGGTGCTGCGCATGCTGCCGTTGTCGACGAACACCAGCAGGCGATCGGGGTTGCGTCTGAGCTCGGGGATGGCGGCCAGCAGGTGGTCGCGCAGGGATTCGGGCTTTTTCATTGGGCGCCCCGCTCATTGTGCTCGAACACTGTGTCCACCTGGGCGGCGCATTCAGCCCAGGCGCTGAGCAGGTAGTCGCTGTCGTCGCTGAGCTCGCCGTTATCGATCGGCGCCGCTGGGTTGAGTGTGCAGCGTGTGACGACCGGACAGCCACTGACGGTAACCGTCTGCTCCGGTAATGGCGGGACGTTGGTGCAGGCGGCGAGCGGCAGCAGGCAGAGGCTGAGCAGCCCAAGTTGCATGGGGCGGGTCTTCACGGCGTTGCTCCTTTTTCTGTACCTGGTCGGTGGCGTGCTCCTGGCGCACGCCAGCGGTGGTTTGTTGCAGGCTGAGCTGGGCCAGCCGCTGGGTGGCCACCTCGCCCGTGAGCCGGGTGATGGTCTGTGCTTGGCGGGTGTTGCGCTGGTTGGCGGTTTGCAGGCGCGCGCCGGCGAGATCCGCACGGGCCTCGGCGGTGGTGATGCGCTGTTGCTGCGTCCAGATGAGCAGGCAGAGCGCGGCGATCAGGGCGAGGCCGTAGGCGAGTTGGCGGGCGGTGGTCATGCCACCTGCTCCTGCTCACTGGCGAACTGGGCGTAGGCCCTCGCCAGCTTCACGTCGTAGAGGTTCTTGGCGTAGTTCGGGCCGTTGTAGATGCGGGCGAACTGTTTCCAGCTGAGGGCCTTGAGAGCCTTGTGCAGCGCTGGGTCGGTTTCGATGAAGGTGACGAAGGCGTCGAGCTGGGCGGCTTCGCTGAGGGCCATGGTGTCGGCGAAGTGCCGGGCGTCCATGTAGCCGAGGCGCTCCCAGTGGTAGCCCATGATCTGGAACAGGCCCCAACTGGCGGATTCCAGGGCAGCCACTGCATGGATCTGCTTGGCATTGGCCAGGCGTTGGCTTTCGGCGGTGCCGCCGAGATAACCACCGGACCGCCGATTGACCAGGCCAGGATATTGCTCGGCGAGAGCATCGGCTTCAGCTTCGGTCATTCCGTTTACTTGCAAGCGGGCGTGCATGACGTGCCGCTCGAAGAGAATCACCGGGCGGCCATTGGCGGCGAAGCCCTCCCCTTTGCTTTCCACCTGGTTGACGGCCATGACGCTGGCCAGCGGTACGCCGAGGCGCTCGGCGGCCTGCTGCAGGTCCTTGCGCTTGAGGTAGCGCGAGGTGTCAAAGCCCTTGAGCGCGGCCTGGGTTTTCGGGCCGGCGACACCATCGTCCACCAGGCCGACCTTGCGCTGGTAGGCACGCACGACGGCCTCGGTGGTGTCGCCGAAGTCGCCGTCGGCCTGAAGCTTGAAGCCGGCCAGGGCCAACGCGGCTTGAAGGTTGCGCACAGCAAGGCCGCGTGAGCCGTTGTTGAGGAGCTGGGTCATAGTTGGTCCGCCTTCTTTTTCAGTACGCGCTTGGCTGCCTCGCGACTGACCTCGACGCCGAACAGGCCCACCATGCAGGCGAGAAAGACGCCGGCCTCCTGGGGGGCGCCGATCAGCGAGGGGCCGTAGGAAACGCCGACGCCGAGCATGCCGCACAGGGGCGCTTCGAGCAGGAGCTGTCGCACGCGCCCGCCGCTGTAGATGATCCGCCAGACGGCAATTAGCATCGCCAGCCCGCCGGCATAGAGGGCTGGGAAGTTGTGTTCCAGCCAGGTGGCGAAGAACGCCCAGGTTTCCGGTCTGTCAGGCATGTGCTTCATCCTGTGGCCCTGCGGTTGTGATGGCGTGAACACGCTGCACGACTTCACCCAGCAGCGCGGGGCTGTAGCGCTGCGCCAGGGGAAAGCCCAGGGCGGCGGCACAGAACTCGCTGCAGAACATGCGGCGGCGGTTGTCGATGGTCAGGGGCAGCAGCTGGCTGCCGACCAGGCCGAGCCAGTCGTAGCCTTTGCCGTGGTGCTTCTCGAACAGCTGCAGGATCTGGCGAGCGTCAGCCCAGGGCACCGGGATCAGGTCCCAGTGTTCGAGATCGAGCTCGATGCGCTTGGCCCGCACGCCGCCGTCCATGGCCGAGGCGGACAGCCAGCGGCCATCGGGCAGAACCAGCTCGCAGTGGCTGTAGACCGAGCGCGTCCAGAGGCGGATCAGGCGGTTGAACAGCGTGCCGCGGCCCTTGTAGAGCGCGAGGTAGATCAGTCCCATAGGTTCACCATTTGGCGTTGTTCGGCGCGCACGGGCTGTTCGGGCAACTGGACCAGCGTGCCGTGCGGGATGACCGGGCCGAGGTCGGCCAGGCCGGGGTTGGCATCGAGCACCTGCTCGACCACGCCAGCGGTGCGCCCGTAGTGCCGCCAGCAGAGGGCGTCGAGGGTGTCGCCCTGCTGGGCGCGCAAGGCGGCCATCAGATGAGCTCCACGGTGGTATGCACGCGGCCGAGAATGCTGCGGATGGCCCAGCGGGCGTCGCGGCGGTATTCGTCGGGGGTTTGGGTGAGCGCTTCGGCACGCTCGGCTCCATCGCCGGTGGCGCTGTAGTCGCGGTAACGCTCGGCCAGCTCGGCGCCGGCGCTGCAATAGATGGCGCGGCGGTAGAGGTGCAGCAGCTCGCTTTCCCCCTGGATTGCGTCGGCGGGCACATCGGCCAGACGCTCATGCCCTGCGGCAAGTTGGGTGAACTTGAAGCGCTTGAGTTCGCGGTTGACTTCGATCACGGCGTTGACCGCCGCGGTTTCAAGACGCTGATCGGTGATGCTGCCGTCGAGGCGCAGCGAATCGCGCATGTGCTGGCCGTCCAGGTCGGGGAACCAGCCGTCGTTGATGATGGGGTGCGGCTGGTGGCTGCCCCCTGCTGCGATGAATGCGCTCATGAATTCTGGCCCTGGTTCGGCGGTGGTCGGGGCTTCACGACAAGGCCAAGGAGAAAGCCTGTCGATCCGCCCCGAGCCGCCGAGTGCGTGGGGGACGCTCAGTTAGCGGGTGGCTCGCCGGTACCGGGTACGGTGCCCTGCTCGCCTGGGTCGGTTTGATCGCCTGCGCCCTGCTCGGGGTTGGCTTTCTCGTCGACGGGTGGCTCGCCGGTGCCGGAGCCGGCTGGCTTGCTTTCCGCGTGTTTCTTCAGGAGGCGCACGACGCGCTCCAGATCCTTTTTGCCGCCGCAGTTGCTGTGCAGGTCGATGGCCTTGGTCAGCTTCGCCTTGGCCTGGTCGAGCAGTTCGCCGTCGAGCTGATCCTCATCGACCTTGCTGAGCAGCGCCTTGCCAGTTGCCAGCAGCAGCTTGGCGCGCACCTGGTCGGGCATGTCGTGCGGGTCGGTGATGGTCAGGGCCTGCTCAAGCACGAACAGCGAGAAGTCACCCTCGGCCTTCTGCACCTTGAGCGCCGCGTTGGCGATCTCCTCGGCCAGCAGGCAGCCGGTGGTGCGCTCGAAGCGGTCCGGCATCTTCAGGTTGTGCTTGAGCACGTAGGCACCGATAGACAGCGCGTCGGCAAACTCGCCGGCATCGATGCACCAGACCATGAGGGTGGTGAGCACATCGTCCTGGGCGCCGTTGCCGGCGGACAGCACGCCTTCGATATAGGGCGCGTAGGCTGGAATCAGCAGGCGCTTGAGCTCGGCCTTGCCCTGCTCCGATTGCACCTGCTTGAGGCGCAGCCGGTCCTGGTTGAGTTGCATGAGCTGCTGTTCGTAGGCAGTGGCGCCGGCCATGGACCGCTCCGGCGCTACCTCGGCAGCCTGCAGGGCTGCGCGTTTGCGCAGCTGGTTGCGTTGGGCTGGGCTGAGCATGGCTTACACCGCCTCGATGTTTTCGACCAGGGCGACCAGACCGAAGTCCTCGATCACGTAGGCGTCATTGCTCGACTGGTAGTCGGCGACGCGGTCGTACTCCGGCTCGTCCTTCACATGGCGGCGGCGCGCGCCTTCCTGGAAGTAGATGGAGAGGTTGCTGAGGGTGGTGACCAACACGGTACCAGCCGGGAAGAACGGTGCGTCGACGATTGGCAGGCCACCCAGGCGGGCCTTGGTGACGATCTGGTCGGCGGCGTTTTCTTCCTGGTTGGAGGCGGCGCCCTTCTCGACCGCTGCCAGCAGCTTGTCGTGCAGCAGGTCGCGGGAAACCATGACCACCAGATTCGGGTGGTTGCGGTGCCACGGTTCGAGCATCTGCACGGCGTCGAACACCACGCCGTCCAGGGTTTTGTAGTCGCCGGCGGCGCCGATGGTGACCTTGCCGGAAGCATCTACCACTTCGTCCAGCACGCGATCAGGCGCACCGATGCGGATCTTCTGCAGCCAGCCGATGTTGACGTCTTGCAGCATCGGGTTGGCAACGATATCCGAGGTAGCCGCAGCGCTGGTGCCATTGAACCCGATCATCAGCCGATCCAGGGCCTGGCGTTCGGTGATGGAAGCCGACAAACGCGCCTGGAAGTCCTTGAACTTGGCCCAGGCATCGATCAGCGCGTAGGGGAAGGAGCTGTCGAAGTTGGTCTGCTTGCAGGTGTAAGTGTCTTTGCTCAGCGCGCTGCGGTCAGCCGGGTTACGGCGCCCGCCGTTTTTGGTGTTGGTGCGGCTGGCAATTGGGCCGTTTACGCCCAGCAGCAGCGCTTCGCCTTCCTGCTGCTCGACGCCGATGATGTTGACGCGCTTGAGCAGGCCGCTGGCCTCCTGGATGGCGCTTTCCAGCTTCTGCTGGACGGTTGGGGTGACGTTGAATTTCTCAGTGGCGTTGTCCACGCCATTGAGCTTGGCCACCTGCTGCAGGTAGCCGTTGAACAGTTTGCGGGTTTCGTTACGCATGGGTTACTCCGATGATGGGCGGCGGCTGGCAGGTGCCTTGGGTTAATACTCGGCGAGGACGATGCCGTCGCCGCCGGGTACCGGCGGGCGTTTGTGCTGGCTGTGGTCTTCGGTGTTGCCGAGCTTTTCGGTCAGCTCAGTGACGGTCGCTTCGAGCTGGGTGACCTTCTTGTCCAGGGCAGCAGCGTCGGCGCTGTGCTTTTCCAGGCTGGCCTGTTGTTTCTCGGCGAAATCGACCAGGGAGGTAACTGCCTCGCCGATCTCGGCAAACTGGCTGTCGGCTTCCTTGCCCTTGTTGAACAGCGCCTTGACGCGGGTGGCGAGCTCCTTGAAGGCGCCGGGCTGGTCGGTGACTTCTTCGAATTCGAGCTCGGCCTCTTCGGCGGCAGTGAACAGGTTGTCCGGGTGCTGTTTGCGGTTGGCCAGGGTGCCGTGCTTGGCACTGAATTCGAGCGCTTCGGTGCCCAGGCTGGCGGGGCTGTCGGTGATGGCCAGGCCGATGAGGTAAGCCTTGCCGGTGTCGGCGAACTTGGGCTGGACCTCGATCGAGGTGTAGACCTTCTGACCTTTCTTGTTCAGGGCCAGCAGGGCGTCGTTGGGCTGCAGCTGGGCATAAAGGGCCAGCTTCTTCTTGCCGTCGATATCGACTTCTTCGGCCTTCACGGCTAGCACGTCGCCATAGGCGCCGAACGGGCTCTCCGGTGCGATGCCCTTGATGTGTTCGCAGTTGATACGGGCGCCGTAGGTGGCCGGGTTGTACTGGGCGGCGATGTCTTCGAGCCAGCTGCGTTCGATGGTGCGGCCATCGGTTGTCGCGCCTTCTACGGCGATGCGCGTCCACTTGGAACGGAATTTCTTCTCGGGCTTGGTGGCGGGGGCGGCCATGCGTTGTGTCCTCGGTAGCTGCTGGGTGCAGTTGCTGTGAGGGCATGGTCGGCAGGCGGCGCTATGCGGGCAATCTGCCTGCCGTGGATGGGGCGCAGGTACAGGGCGCGGCGCTAACGGGCCTCGCGCGCGGGCGGCAGCATCGGCGCCATGAATACCGCCACCGAACTACCCGCCCAACGTGATAACCGCCGCCAGGCCAAATTCCTGTACTGGACGGGCTGGCGTATCACCGATATCGCCGACTACCTGGACGAGAAGGAAAAGACCCTCCACTCGTGGAAAACCCGCGACGAGTGGGACCGAGCCGATAACGTCGAGCGGATCGGCGGCGCCCTGGAAGCGCGGCTGGTGCAACTGATCCTGAAGGACGGCAAGAGCGGCGGCGACTTCAAGGAGATCGACCTGCTGCACCGCCAGCTGGAGCGGCAGGCGCGGATCGAGCGATTCAAGGGCGGCGGTACCGAAACGGACCTCAACCCGAACCTGGCCAAGCGCAACGAGGGGCCGAAGTCGACTCCGAAGCGCAACGAGTTCAGCGAGGAGGATATCGAGAAGCTCGAAGAGGCCTTCCGCGACGGGTGCTTCGACTACCAGCTCGACTGGTACCGGGCGATGAACATGCGCACGCGCATGCTGCTCAAGAGCCGCCAGATCGGCGCCACGTTCTACTTTGCGCGGGAGGCGTTGCTCGATGCGCTGATCACCGGCCGTAACCAGATTTTCCTCAGTGCCTCGAAGAATCAGGCGCATATTTTCAAGGCGTATATCCAGGCGTTCGCTCGCGAGGTGTGCCAGGTCGAGCTGACCGGCGACCCGATCATCCTGGCCAATGGCGCCGAGTTGCATTTCCTCGGTACCAATGCGCGGACGGCCCAGGGTTACCACGGCAACTTCTACTTCGACGAATTCTTCTGGACCTTCAAGTTCAACGAGCTGAACAAGGTCGCCAGCGGCATGGCGATGCAGAAGCAGTATCGCCGCACCTACTTCTCGACGCCCTCTTCCATGGCCCATGAGGCCTACTCGTTCTGGACGGGTGAACGGTTCAACAAGGGCAAGCCGGCGGCGCAGCGGATCAACATCGACGTTTCGCATGACGCGCTGCAGCAGGGGCGCCTGTGCGAAGACCGGATCTGGCGGCAGATCGTCACCATCCTGGATGCCGAGGCTCGCGGCTGTGACCTGTTCGATATCGAAGAGCTGCGCCAGGAGTACAGCGCCGACGCCTACGCCAACCTGCTGATGTGCCAGTTCGTGGATGACGGCGCTTCGATCTTCCCGCTGACGGTGCTGCAGCCATGCATGGTGGACAGCTGGATCGAGTGGGACGAGGACTACAAGCCCTTCGCCGACCGCCCCTTTGGCGATCGCCAGGTTTGGGTGGGCTATGACCCTGCCGAAACCGGTGATAGCGCCGGCCTGGTGGTGGTGGCGCCGCCGCTGGTACCGGGTGGCAAGTTCCGGGTGCTGGAGCGGCATCAGTTCCGCGGGATGGATTTCGCCGCCCAGGCCGAAGCGATCCGCCGGGTGACGCTGCGCTACTGGGTGACCTATATCGGCATCGATATGACGGGCATGGGCTCGGGTGTGGCGCAGTTGGTAAAGCAGTTCTTCCCGAACCTGACCACGTTCAGCTACTCGCCGGAGGTGAAGACGCGCCTGGTGCTCAAGGCCTACGACGTGATCCACAAGGGCCGGCTGGAATTCGACGCTGGCTGGACCGACCTCGCCAGCTCGCTGATGGCGATCCGCAAGACCACCACGGCCAGCGGCCGGCAGATGACCTACACCGCCGGGCGCACCGACGAAACCGGCCACGCCGATCTGGCCTGGGCGCTGTTCCATGCCCTGCACAACGAACCGCTTGAGGGCATGACCGCCCAGAACACCAGCTTTATGGAGATCTACTGATGAGCACCGACATTGCTGCCGCGCCTGCCCAGGGCATTGAGGCCTTCACCTTTGGCGATCCGACGCCGGTGCTCGATGGCCGCGAGATCCTGGACTACCTCGAATGCTGGCTGAACGGCCGTTGGTACGAGCCGCCGCTCTCGCTGGAGGGGCTGGCGAAGTCGACCCGGGCGAGCGTGTTTCTGCAGTCGGGCCTCAACTTCAAACGCAACATGCTCGAGCGCACCTTTATCCCGCACAAGCTGCTGAGCCGGCAGGCGTTCGGTCAGTTCGCCCTGGACTGGCTCTGGTGCGGCAATGCCTACCTGGAACGGCGGCGGAACATGCTCGGCCAGCCGCTGAGCCTGCAACCGACGCTGGCCAAGTACATGCGCCGCGGTGCAAACCTGGAAACCTACTACCAGGTGCGCGGCTGGAAGGACGAGCACGAATTCGCGCCGGGCACTATCTGCCATCTGCGGGAGGCGGACATCAACCAGGAGGTGTACGGGTTGCCGGAGTGGTTGTCGGCCCTGCAGTCGGCGCTGCTGAACGAGTCGGCCACCCTCTTCCGCCGCCGCTACTACCAGAACGGGTCGCACGCCGGGTTCATCATGTACATGACCGATGCGGCGCAGAAGGAAGAGGACGTCGATGCGCTGCGCCAGGCGCTGAAGTCGGCCAAAGGACCGGGCAACTTCCGCAATCTGTTCATGTACGCGCCGGGCGGCAAGAAGGACGGCATCCAGCTCCTGCCGGTGAGCGAGGTGGCGGCGAAGGATGAGTTCGGCTCGATCAAGAACATCAGCCGCGACGACCTGCTGGCAGCCCTGCGCATCCCGCCCCAGCTGATGGGCATCGTCCCGCAGAACGCTGGGGGGTTTGGTTCACTGCGCGAGGCCGCTGAGGTTTGGGCGGTCAACGAGCTGGAACCGATTCAGGCGAGGTTGCAGCAGGTGAACGAGTGGCTGGGGGATGAGGTGATTCAGTTCCGGCCGTTTGAATTACCAGCCAAGAACTGAGTTACCGCCCCGCTCCACCAAAGCCGCCCCTCGAGGCGGCTTTTTCATTCGCCGAGCACGTCGGCTACTAGGTACTGGTCATCCGTTTCGAATACCCCAACGACAATCTCACCATGATCGGCGCGGGCCAGCTTGTACGCGTCGACGAAATCCTCGAAACACTTTGCCCCGGCTGGACTGCTGACCCACTGCCTGGTGATCGCATCCCTCGTATCACTGTGGATCGAAAGGAAATCGTCTTTGTCTGGGTTGTGGACGGCGTAACCATGAAACCGCGCATCCTCGGGCAATCCCAAGTCCGCCTTGATTTCAGCGATGGTCCGCTTCTCTAGACCCAGCTTTTCAGCCAACTCTGCTCGTTCAGCTTTCGCTTGCTCAATGCGCTGCTCAAGAGAGCCTCGGTTCTTTGCCTGCCCCAT